AAACTAAGCAATGGAGAGGGAGTATTAACTGCTAGATCAATGGCAATTCCAGCTTTTAGAAGCATAGCTTCTGCTATAAATGTAGCTGGTGGAGGTATTCCGTTTACAGGAACATCAAACAATGCTTCAATAATTGATTATGATTTATTAGCTCAAAAAATAAATGATAAAAAAGTAATTGTAGTTGAAAGTGAAATTACAGATTCTCAAAAAAAAGTAAAAGTATTAACAAATAGAACAATATTAGGATAATGGAAAAAGAAATGAAAGTAAAAGAATTGGTTATCGAAGATGATGATAAGCTTTCTAAAGGTGTTTTAAAAATATCTTTAGTTGATAAACCAGCTATAGAAGAAGATTTTATGAAATTTCATGAAGAAAAATTAATCTTTGCAGTAGCAGATAGTGATAAAAGAGTTATTACAGGTCCTGCCATGATACCAGATAAATATATTTATCGAATAGATAAGAAAACTAAAGAAGAATTTTATGTTTATTTTACAGCAGAAACAATTAAATTAGTAGCTGAAAAGTTTTTTAAAGAATTAAGAAATGATCAAGTAAATATTAATCACGATAAAGATATTACAGATACTTATATATTTGAATCATGGATAATTGAAAACCCTTCTAAAGATAAATCAACTGAGTTAGGCTATGATCTTCCTAAAGGCACTTGGATGATTTCAATGAAAGTAGAAAACGAAGAGGTTTGGAGTGAATTAATTAAAGAAGGTGAAGTGAATGGTTTCTCAATTGAAGGGTATTTTATTGAAAAATTTTCTAAGACAGAAAAAATGGAAAAAAATTATTCCCCTGAAGATGAAGAGGTTATAAGAAAAATTAAAGAAATTTTACATCAAGTAGTCTAACAAACATGTACAAAAGTATATATATAAATAACTAAAAAAAATTAAAATGGATTTCAAACAAGCAATAAAAGAAATTAAAGTTTTACTAGGAATGGAAACTCAAGAAACATCTGAAGTAAAATTTGAAACTGCTAAATTAAAAGATTCTGAAATTGTAGTAGAATATGAAAATTTAGAAGTTGGAACTATAGTTTATATAGTAACCCCTGCTACTGAAGAAACCGAAGAAACTAAAAACCCTGCTCCTGAAGGAACACATGAATTAGAAGATGGAACTAAAATCACAGTTGATGTAGAAGGAAAAATAACTGAAGTTGTAAAACCTGAAGTTGTTGAAGAAGAAGAAAACAAAGAAGAAGAAACTGAAGAAGTAAAAGCTAAAAAAGAATTTATGTCTAAATTCTTTGCAGAAGTAAACGATGAAACACAAAATCAATTAAATTGGTTAGGTGAGTATGTTTGGAATCTTGAAACTAAGATTTGGATTTTAGAAGATAAAGTAAAAGTAATAGATGAAATCAATTTAAAATTAGCTAAAATAGAAGGCGCAATAGCAGCTATGTTTGGTCAATTTGAAACAATGGAACCTATGGTATCTGAATTTAGTGCAGTTAAAGAAAGAATTGAAGCTATTGAAAACACACCTGGTGGTAAATCAATTTTCAATAAAGAATCAAAAGAAACTAAAGAACTTACTTTAGCTGAACAAAGAGTGGAAGCAATTAAAAAATTAAGAAAATAATTAACAATTTAAAAAATAAAAACAATGGCATTTGTAATAAGTTCAATCGACCCTTATGTTAATCAGACAGCATCTGAATTAATAAGCGCAGCAGTTTTAGGTGGAGACACTTTAAACTTCGCAACCGTTATTCCTGGTATAAAAGGAACACAAAGTATTAACTACTTAGAAGACGCTATCACTGTTGGATTCGCTTCTTGTGGATTTACAGCAGCTGGCGCTACTACTATCACTCAACGTGATATTGAAGTAAAAGCTTTAGAAGTTAAAAAATCATGGTGTGAAAAAACATTAGAACCTATCTTCTTAGGTCAAATGATGAAACCTGGTGCACCTAAAGAACCTCAATTTGGTGATATCTTAGCTCAACAAACAGTTAAGTTAATTGCTAAAGAAAACGAAAAACAACTTTGGGTTGGTGGTGTAGGTTCTCCTGCTTATGGAAAAATCAATGGTTACGTAGCTATCCTTGAAACAGAAGCAACAAGAATTGATTGTTCAGCTTTATCTCCAGCTATCAATACCGGACCTTACACAGCTTCAACTATCGTAGCTGCAGTAGATTTCTTAGTAGCTAACCTTCCTGAAGAAATAGCTATGCGCGAAGACTTAACTGTTTTCATGTCTATGGGTAACTTCAAACTTTATACTAACGCTTTAAGAACAGCAGCTTTAATCCCTAATGCTTGGGTTGAAGATGGAACTTTCACAGTAACAATTCCTGGAACTAACATTAAAGCTAAAGCTCAAGCTGGTTTAACTGGAACTGATTATATGTTGTTAACTTTCAATGCTAACTTAATCGTTGGAACTGACTTAGTAAACGAAGAAGAAAAATTTGATATTTGGTATTCAAGAGACAATGACGAAGTAAGAGGTAATTTTCAATGGAAATTAGGAGCTCAAGTTTACTTCCCAGAATTTTGCGTAACTAACTTCTAATAAAAATTTTAAAGAAGGTAAAAGGATAAAACTGAAAGCAATTCCTTTTGTTTTCTTTAAATAAGAAAAAATAATAATTAATTAAAATTAGGAGAAAAAATAATGAGTTGTAAATTAACAGCAGGTATAGCAAAAGGATGTAAAGACAACATGGGTGGTCTTCGCAAAGTTTGGCTTACTAACAAAGAAAATATTGCTTCTTTTACACCAGCAATAGGAAGTACATCTCCTTTAGATGAAGGTATTATAACAGCCATAACTATGGTTACAGCATCTCCTGAGTACGTATTTTATGAATTTAATCCAAATAAAGATTCTTCTAACTGGGTTGAAAATATTCAAAGTAATGTACAAAATGGAACTATAGCTTACGAACAAGTATTAACTCTTATGTTTGCTAAAAACGAAGCAGCAAAAAGAAATCAAGTTAAACTTTTAGGTCAAGCTGAATTAGTAGCTGTTGTGTTAGATAAAAATGGTAAATACTGGATCTTAGGTGAAGAAAATGGAATCGAATTAAGTGGAGGAAATTCTGCTTCTGGAACTGCTATGACAGATATGAATGGTTGGACATTAACACTTTCAGGCTCTGAAAGACATCCAGCTAGAGAAGTTGATGATGACGTAATAGCAACAGTGGTTTAATTTGTATTTTATATTTAGTTTTAAAAGTCTTAGTTGAAAATAACTAAGACTTTTTTTTATTAAATCACAAAAACAATTAATAGTATATATATATTAAAAGATTTAAAAAATGATTATAATAACATTAGATGCAGATTCAATTATAGTTCTTACTCTTACAGAAAAGGCTTCTGTAGCAAGTCCTATTTATTTATTTGAGTTAATAAATCAACAAACAAATAATAAGGTATATTTTACAGCCGAAGATGAATCAGCGCATATAGAGCGTTATAATGAGTTTATAGTTAATATAACGGGTATAGCTCCTGGTAATTGGGATTATAATGTATATGAAGGTACAGAAGAATTAGTTGAAATATTAACAGAATATGATACAACTGATTTAAATCTTTTAGAAACAGGCAAGGCTGTAGTTTTAGAAACCTTCTTAACACAAGAAGAAGAAGTAATTTTTAGTGAAATTTTAACAGAGAAAGTATATAATGAGTAATAGTAATATTTTAGTAGTAAACATGGCTCAAATAGAAGCCCCTAAAGTTAAAGAAACTCCAGGAAAAGACTGGTTATCTTTTGGAGATAATAACCTTTTCCCTCAAGAATTGATAGATTATTGTAATACTTCTGCTTTGCATAACGCTATTATTCAAAGTAAAACCGAACAAGCTTTTGGAAATGGCTTATCTTATGAAGGAAAAGAAGGTGATTTACCTACAGATGAATTTATTAATCAAGCTAATCCTACAGAATCTTTAAATGATGTGCTTTTAAAAGCAATTAAAGACTATAATATACATGGGGGTTTTGCTTTAAATATAGTTTGGGGTTCAGGATTTAAAAAAATATCAGAAATTTATCATGTAGACTTTAGTAGAATTAGAGTTGGTAAATTAGACGAAAGAGGTAATCCTGATAAATATTACTATTGTACAGATTGGGCTAGCCAAAGAAAAGCTGGGGTAAAAGAAATAATTCCTTTTAATCAAAAAGATAAATCTGATGCTTCTCAATTAATTTATTTTAAACCCTATCAACCTGGATTATCTGGTTATCCACTTCCTAATTATATGGGCGCTTTAACTTATATAGCTATAGATGGAGAAGTAGCTAATTTACATTTAAGTAATTTAAAAAACGGAATGATTCCTTCAGTATTAATTAATTTTAGTAATGGAGAACCAACTGAAGATGAACAAAAAACAATTGAAAAGAAAATAAAATCTAAATTTACTGGAACAGATAACGCAGGTAAATTTGTTTTAACTTTTTCTTTAGATAAAGAACACTCACCTGATGTTATTCCTTTAACAACTAATGATATTGATAAACAATATATTCAA